CGTGCTCGACAACGGCTGGTTCCCCTGGGGGAACGCCTACAACAAAGCCGCGGGCGGCGTCGTGCCGTTCGGAGCGATCTCGGCGGAAATCAACGGCCGCCTCATCGTGCCGCCGGGCAGCTCGCTCTGTCTGCATGTCGTGTCGTCCCTCGCGGGGGAAACCTTCACGATGGGCGCGATGTGGTACGAAGAGCTGCTCAGCGTCGAGTAGGCATGCGCGTCCGCATTCTCCAAGGAAACGCGACGGGCCAAGTGCAGGACGTCTGTCAGTCGGAGGGCGAGAACATGCTCACGACCGGCTTCGCGGAGCTCGCGCCGGCGGACGTCGTCGCGGCGCCCGAGCCGGCGATCGCCGCCGAGGACGATCCCGCGGCCTCCGGGGCCAGCCTCACCGACGAAGACACCAACGACTCGACGACCGAAACCCCGGAACCGGAGCCCGTGCCCGCGCGCGTGCGCCGACGATCCGCGAAGCCCAAGGCTGATCCCGCCACGAGTCGCAGGAAGCGGCGGTGAGCCGTGAGTCTGTCCCTCGTGACGGCGCCGGCGACCGAGCCGGTCACGGTCGCCGAACTCAAAGCCCATCTCCGCCTCGATAGCAGCGACGGCGAACCGCCCCCGACCCTGATCACCGCGGCGCTCGCGGCCGTGCCGATCGCCGGCAACCTCGAGAACGGGACGCACCGGTATCTGGCCACGTTCGTCACGGCCGACGGGGAAACGGACGCGGGCCTGGCAACGGCCGTGGTCACCGTCACCGACAAGACCGTCAACGGGAAGATTGAACTCACCGCGATTCCGATCGGGGGATCGGCGGTCACCGCCCGGAAAATCTACCGGCAGTTCAACAGCGCCGGCACGTTCAAGCTGCAATCGACGATCAGTAACAACACGGCGACGACGGCCACCGACAACGTGGCCAACGCCAGCCTCGGCGCCGACGCGCCCTCGACGAACACGACGGCGGATTCGCAACTGACCGCCTGGAACATCAGCGCCCGGGAATACGGCGAGACCTTCACGCATCGCGGGTTCATCACGCAGACCTGGGACGACAAGCGCGCGGGGTTTCCGTGCGACGGCGTGATCTGGCTGCCGAAAGCGCCGCTGATCTCGGTCACGAGCGTCACGTACCTCGACACGGCGGGGATCTCGCAAACGTGGAGCAACACGCTCTACACGGTGGACGCGCCGAGCGGCCCAAAGGCGCGCATGGGCTGCCTCGTGCCGAACTACGGCGAGGTGTTCCCGTCGACGCGGGAGATCGTGAACGCCGTGACGATTCGCTTCGTGGCGGGCTACGGCGCGGCCGCCGCGGTGCCCTCGTTGATCAAGACCTGCCTGAAGGAACACGTCCGCGCGAGTCGGCTGCGGGGGGACGGCGACGCGGCCCAGCAGATCCTCGACTGGGTCGACCGCCAGCTCTGGGGTTACAAGGCGTTCTGAATGGGCACCGTGGGCTCGAAGGAGAAGCGGATCCGGATCGAGAAACTCGTGGCGGTGGCGGACGGGCAGGGCGGCCACACGACGACGTGGGCGCTCCGGGCGGTCGTCCAGGCGCATGAGCGGCCCTTGAACGGGACGGAAGCGCTGCGCGCGGCGCAGGTGACGGCGGTCCTCTCGAGCGTCTGGGAGATTTGGTTTCGTACCGACATCAGCGTGAAGGACCGGATCCGGTTCAAGGCGCGGACGCTGGAGATCGAATCGTTCATCGACCCGACAGACACGCGCGACGAGCTGCATCTGTTCTGTAGCGAGGTCCAGGCGTGACGAGCTACTCGGCCCTCTCGCCCGTCAGCGCCGGCGTCTATACCGCGCTGAACGTCGCGGCGCTGCTCGCGCTCGCGCCCGGTGGGGTGGGCGACGACCTCGCGCAGTTGACCGGGTATCCGTCCGTGCTCTACGAGGTCACCGAGACGCGCGGGGGCGGCTTGGGCACGAAGCCGGGGCGCGGCACGCTCCCGGAGATCGATCTCCGGGTGCACGTGTTCAGCACGTATCAGGGCTGGAGTGAAGCGCAGGCGGCGATGGGCAAGGTGATCGAACTGCTCACGGATCCGCCGACGGTGACCGGGTACGCGAGCTGGGCCATCTTCCACGACCAGACGATCCCGCTCGCTGATCAGATCATCGCCGGCGTGAAGGTGAAAGAACTCGTCGGACTGTTTCGCCTCTATGTGGAGCTGACATGACCGAGACCCCGAAGGCGGCCGTGATCCTCGACGCGCACGGGAAGCCCGCGCGCCTGGTCCTCACCGCCGCCTGCCCACGCTGCAGCGCCGGCGCGGACAAGCGCATCGCGTCGTGCGGATTCGGGACGCCGAAGCCGTGCTGCGGCCTCTGTGGGTACGTGTGGGAAGACGAGGTGTTCCGTGGCGAAGCAGTCTAGTGCGAGCTTTGCCGCGCTGCTCGTGGATGGCTACAACGTCCTGTCCGCGAAGGTCCAAACGTTCTCGCACGAGATCGAGTTCGAGCTCGAGCCGGGCGAGGGCCTCGGCGATTCGGCACGCGAGAAAGAACCCACCGGCCTGTGGACGGCCACCCTGGAACAGACCGGCGCCTTCTTCGACACGACCGCGGCCCGCATCCATGCCGCCATGTCCGGGGTGCCCGCGACGGTGCGGCAGGTCGCCTGGGCGACCACGGGCAACACGATCGGCGCGATCTTTACCGCCGTCCAAGGGGCCTTCACGTCGAGCTACCGCGTGATCTCCGCGATCGGGAAGCTCACGAAGGCCGACGTCAAATACGCGGTGACGGGCCAGATCGACGAGGGCGTGATCCTCCAGACGCACGTCCAGCAAACCATCGACTGGAACAACGCGTCCGTCGACAACCTGGCGAGTTCAGCGAACGGCGGCGTCGGGTATCTGCAGGTGTCGCAGCTCGCCGGCCTCACTGGGTTTGTCGGCGTGATCGAAGACTCGACGAACGACTCCACGTGGACGACGTTGATCACCTTCGCGAACGTCACGGCATCGCCCGCGGCGCAACGGCTCACCGTGGCCGGCACCGTCAAGCGGTATCTCCGCTTCCGGGGCGACGTGACCGGCAGCGGCACCGTGACGCTGTTCGTGGGCTTTAGTCGGAATCCGTAATTCCTGAGAGGGGAACGACCACATGGCAGGCAAACAGAGTTCGTCGTCGGTCACCGTCACGTACGACGATTCGTCCTACGCCCCGCAGATCATCACCGGCTTCATCATGGAGCTCGGCGGGGTCGAGATCGAGATGGAACTCGAACCCTCCGAGTCCTTCGGCGACATTTGGCGCGAGAAGATGCCGACCGGCATGTGGACCTCGCCGCCGATCGGTATGAAGGGCCATTTCGACACCACCGCGACGACGGGGCCGCACGTGGTCCTTCGGCCGGTCGCGGCCGATGCGCTGCCGGGCGCCACGTCGCGCACGCTCGTGATCGTCTTCGGCGATGGCAAGACGTTCACCGTCGAAACGCGGCCGAACAAATACAAGGTCATCGCCAACAACGGGAAATTGACGGCGTTTGACATGACGGCGACCCCGACCGGCGCCGCGGCCTGGACGTAACGTGAGCTCGCCCTTCGCGAGTCACACCGTCAGCGATCCGATCCCGCTCCCGTTCGACCCGCCGCACACCGTCACGGTGCGGAAGTTGTCAGGGCGTGAGATCGAGGCCGCCCAGGAGGCGCATCGCGACAACCTGGCCAGTACCAGTCCGCGATCCTGGGCGGCCACGTTCCGGCGCGCGCTCGAGAAAGGCGCGACCGACCCCGAGGTGCTCAAAGCCATCCGGGATCCGCTGACCGGGTACGACCGCTACGCGCTAATCGCGGCGGGGCTGGTGGCGTGGTCGTATCCGCAGTGGGTCGTGCTCAGAACCGACCCCGTCAACAAAGCGGGCGATCTCGTCAAGCGGATGGCGAGCCTCGAGGACCTCGACGACGAGGCCGTCGACTTCATCGCGACCGAAGTCCTTCGCCTGACGAAGCCCGGGCTCTTCCACGCCACGGAGGACGACGCGGAGGCCGCCCAAAAAAACGACTGACGGTCCTCCACCGGGCGCTGGCCGGTGACGGGCCGTTCCCGTTCGAGCACTACATCGGGCGTCTCTCGGAAGAATTTGGCGGGGCGATCCCGACCGTCATCTTTGCCGAACAGCAACGGCTGCCGGCGGGGTTCCTGGAGCAGGTGATCGAGTACCGCAACTACGCCGCGGCCTTCTACGCCAATCAGGCCGCCCCGACCGGCTGGCAGAGCTCACCGATGCGGCAACTGGCGATGGAAATCGAGCACGCGCTCGCGGCCGAGGAGTTAGCGCACAAGGAACATGGCTGAGGACTTCACGATCACCGTCGACGATGCGGCGCTGCTGGCCGCGCTGGACGCGATCCCGGAGGCGGTGCTTGCGTACCTGAAGCCCGCGGCCAAGGTCACCGCGGACAACATCTGCCGGGAAGCGAAGCTGCGCCTCGAGCGCCAGCTCGGCCCGAATGCCACCGGTGCGACGGTCCGCGGCATTCACGTCGAACCCACCCGCGACGACGAACGCGCCGGGTATGTCGTGCTCGGGTACGACGCCAACATCCCCCACGACGGCGGCCCAGTCGACCAGTGGCTGGAATTCGGCACCCAGTACATGGCCGCGCGGCCGTTCCTGTTCGCGAGCGCGCGACTCGAGGAGGGCGCCCACGATCGCCGGAGCCATGAGGCGATCCAGGACGCGATCGACGCGAAGGGGCTCGGCGACGAGGCGGTGGCGGCGTAATGGCGTCGATGGTCGTGCGCGTGGCCGGGAACGTCGAGGAACTCCGGAAGAACTTGGCGGAGGGCCGGAGTCAGATCGAAACCACGACGGCCGCGATGCAGAAGATGGCGTCGTCCTTCTCGGGGGACAAGCTGATTCAGGCCGCCATGAACGTGACGGCCGCGGTCGACAAGATCGGCGGGGCCTCGAAGCTCACCGAGGCCGAGGCGGCCCGTGTCAACGCCACCCTGGAAAAGGCGCTCGAGAAATACGCCGTGCTTGGGCGGGAAGCCCCGGCGGGGATGCAGAAGCTCGCCGACGAAACGAAGCAGGTTGACACAACCAGCGGCGGGCTGACAGAGACGGTCAAGCAGCTGGCGCTGTCGTTTGCGGCCATGTTCACCGCGCGCGCTGCCTTCAACTTTGTCAAAGACACGATCAATGAAGCCTCAGCCCTGAAGGACCTCGGCCAGCAAACCCACATCGGCGTGGAAGAACTGCAGCTGATGGCCGGCGCCATGTCCGAGTTCGGTGTCTCGCAGGAGGAGCTCGGGAAGGGCCTGTACAAGCTGAGTCGCGGGATCGCGGGGGGCGATGAATCCGTGACGCACGGGCTGCACCTCATGGGGATGTCGCTGAAGGATGTCGACGGGCTGGAGGGGAAGGAGCTGTTTCTCAAGATCGAGGGCGGTCTCGCGCAGCTCCAGGGCGGGCTCAGGGATACGACCGCGGCGGAGCTCTTCGGCGGCAAGCTCGGCGCGGCGATGGCCGGCGCGTCCGAAGGGATCGAGGGCGCGCTCGAGCACTGGTCGCGGCTCAACCACGTCGTCAGCAAGGAATCGGTGGACGCGCTGGACGAGTTCGGCGAGTCGATCGAGCGGACGAAAGACAGCCTCTCGGCGATCGCCACCAACATGATCGGGCCCGTCGCGCAGGGCTTCAACACGCTCATCGGCGCCGCGGAACAGGGCGCGTCGAAGTTCTCCATCTTCTGGGCGATGACAAAGGACTACTTCGACACACAGGCGATGGGGAGCGCCCAGACGGGCAACCTCACCAAGCTGCTGTTGGACCTCAACACCGCGACCGACAAGGGCACCGTCGCCACGACGGGGAACACCGCCAGCCACCGAGAAGCCGTCGTCGCGTTGGATGCGCACGGCCAGGCGGCGAAGTTCATGGCGGCAATCGAACTGGATACCGCGAAGCCGTTACTGCAGTGGCAGCTCGACTACATGAACCAGCTCGAGGCGGTCGGCCGGCTGAACGCGAAGAACGCCGAGGGCATCGGCGTCAGCGCGCAGCAGTACGCCAAATACACCGACGAGGTGAAGAAGACCGCGGAGGCCGCCAAGGCGTACGAGGAGGCGCTGAAGACCCTCGCCGTGGAGCACGAGTTCCAGATCGATCTCCACATCAAGACCCAAGCGGCCATCGCGAAGACGAACGTCGCCTACGTGAAGCTCACGAACGAGGCCGTCCTGCGGGAGTTCGACGCCCAGGTGAAGCTCAACGCCGCGCAAGGCCTTGACGCCGCCGGCGCGATCAAAGTGCAGCTCTCGGCGCTCGAGGTCTACGAGCTGAAGCTGAAAGAGATCACGAAGGTCAAAGTCGCCGGGATCTCCACGGTCGCGCAGGAGAAGGTCGCGTACGACGCGTACATGCGGTCGCTCTACGACACGGCAGTGGCGCAGGACACGGAGTACTACGCGCTCCTGAAGACGAACGAGGAAGCCAAGAAGGTCCCCGGCGTGATGGCCGCGGCGACGGATGCCCTGACCACCTTCAACAACGCGCAGAAGGCCACGCAGATGGAAAGCGCCCACGACTACAAACAATCGTGGATGTCCATCTACGAAGCCCAAGGGAAGTCGAAAGCCGAAGCGGAGGGCATGTTCTACGCGAAGAACGCCGTCAAGGGGTACGACTACGGCCCGTCCTCGGACTACCGCGCGGAAGGTGGACCCGTGCGGGCGGGCGAGTCCTACGTCGTCGGCGAGAAGCGGCCGGAACTCTTCGTGCCCTCGAGTAACGGGACGATCCTCCCGAGCCTCGGGGGCATGGGGGGCAACACGTACATCACAAACGTGTACGTGACGCAGCCCTTCGGCACCCCCGATGCGATCGGTGACGCCATCATGGCGCGGCAGCGGAGCCTCGGCGATCGGATGCCGTGGCAGTCCTAACCAACGCCCGGGTCGGCCTCTCGCGCCTGGGGGCGACGCGCCTCGGCTATCCCTTCGCGCAGGGCGTCGTCCTGCCGCGGTACTCGCTGCTGAATGTGGCGCGGCTCGGCGCGACGCGCTTGAACTATCACTCGCCCAAGGTGTTTGTCACGGTCGCCGGGGTGCAGGTGGCGACCGCGCGGGCGGTGGCCGCGGAGAAAGCGGTGAACGGGTCGCTCTCGATCACCGACACCTTGAACGCCACCGCGAACACGGCGCGCCTGGCCGTGAAGGGGTTCACGCCGGCGGACGGGGACGAGGTGATCGTCACCCTCGGCTCGAAGAACAACCTGCGCCGCGAGTTCGCCGGCCAGGTCCTGAACTCGGTCCTGAGCTTCGTCGGCACACCGGCGAACTCCCGCAGCGACCTGAACCTGATCGATTACACGTGGGGCCTCAACACCCGCAAGGTCCGCAAGCGCTACACCTTCACGACCGTCGCGGTCATTGCGGCGGATCTCATCGCCACGTACGCCCCGGGCTACACGGTCACGATCGCCGCGGATCTCGGCGCCGAAGCGATCGACGAGATCACCTTCACGGAGCAGACGCTGACGGGGTGCCTGACGCAGCTCACGAAGCGCGCGGGCGGCGATTGGGTCTGCGACTACCACCGGAAGGTGAAGCTGTTCTACGAGGACACCTCGGTGACAGCGCCGACGATCCTCAATGCGGTCCACCCGACCTTGACCGCGTTCGCGATGACGCGCGATCTCAGCCAGGTGCTCACGCGCGTGTATGTGGAAGGCGGCGGCGTGAATGCGTTCGCGGCGCTCGCGGTGGGAGAAACCATCCTGCCCCTCGCCGGCGATCCCGGCTGGTACGAGAGCACGGGCGGCGTTGTGGTCTGCGGGCCGCAGCGCGTCACGTATACCGGCGTGTCGACGAGCGCGGGCGGCGGCCTGGTGGGCACGGGGGCGGCGCCGTCCGGCGCGCCGGTGCTGGCGCTCGCGAGCGGCGCCGGCATCGAGACAGGGGCGCATCTCTACGCGGTGACGTTCATCACCGCGGCGGGGGAGTCGATTGCCGGACCCACCGCGACCATCACGACCGGGGTGACGGCCGCGCCGCTGACGGCGCCCACCGCCGGCACGCCGACGATCGGCACCGGGCCGAACCCGGGCAGCCACGACTATGCCGTGACCTTCGTCACGAGTTCGGGGGAAACGACGCAAGGGCCGACGGTCACGAAGGCGACGACCCTGACGGCGGACCCGGCCTCCGCGCCGGTGCCTGGCACGCCCACCGTCGGCGCGGGCGTGACGAGCGGCCAACACGACTATGCGGTGACGTTCGTGACGGCGATCGGGGAAACCCTCCCGAGTGAGATCAGCGCGCAGGTGACGGTCGGGCCGCTCGCGGCCCCGGCCAGCGCCCCGACCGCGGCGGCCGATACCGGCACCCTCGGTACGGGGCCGGAGACCGGCAGCCACGACTATGCGGTGACGTTCGTCAACACGGCCGGCGAGACGACGGCGAGCCCGCTCCTGACGAAGGTGACGGACGTGACGCCGGCCCCCTCGAGCGCGCCGACGGTCGGCGCCGCGACCGCCGGCACGGGCCCCGAGGTCGGCAGCCACGACTACGCCGTGACCTTCGTGACGTCCGTCGGGGAGACGACGCCGGGGCCGAGCGTGTCCGCGACCGTGGACAATCTCGTGCCTACGCCGCTGATCGCCTTCCCGAGCGTGGTCGATGGGTTTGCCGCAGGGGCGCTGACGACGGGCGTCGATTACCAATACAAGTTCACGTACGTGACGGCCGCCGGGGAAACGGCCGCGAGCAGTGCGTCGGTGCCCATACAGACGGCGTCGACTGGCAGCATTCTCGTGACGGTGCCGAATTCCACCAATCCGGCCGTGACCGGGATCAACATCTATCGCACCGCAGCCAGTCTCGGAGTGCCCTACAAGAAGGTCTTCTTCACCCTCAACCAAGACCCTGGGACGACGACGTCGCTCATAGACACCGACCCCGACGGGGCGCGTGGCGCGGATGCGCCCTCCGCGAACACCACGGGCACGCAGACGCCGCTCACGAATCTCCCGATCGGCGGCACCAACGTCACGAGCCGGAAACTCTACCGCACCGCCGTGGGGAGCGGAGTCCTCAAGCTCCTCACGACGATCGCGAATAACAGCGCGACGACCTATACGGACGCCACGACCGACGCGAGTTTGGGCGCGACCGTGCCCGCCGCCAGCACGGCCGTCCTGAGAATCAATCACCTCTCCGCGATCCCGACCGGGCCGGCGTCCACCACCAACCGCAAGCTGTATCGCACCGCGATCGGGTCGGCGCAGCTCAAGCTCGTGGACACCATCGCCGGGAACGTGACGTCGACGTACACCGACAGCACACTCGACGGCAGCCTCGGCGCTGACGTGCCGACGAGCAACACGGCCGCGGTGAACATCGTGCCGTTGACCGGGATTCCGACCGGCGACGCGAACGTGACGAGCCGGAAGTTGTATCGACGGTCGGGCGGGGCCGGTCTGAAGCTCCTGGCGACGATCAGCAACAACACCGCGACGACCTACAGCGACTCGATCGCGAACGGGAGCCTGGGGGCCGCAGTGCCGTCGTCCTCCACGGCCTATCTCCAGCGGATCGCGCTCACGGCGATCCCGCTCGGCGGCGCCACGGTGACACAGCGGAAGGTCTACCGGACGGCGGCCGGCGGGGCGCAACTCAAGCTGTTGACGACCCTGGCGGACAACACGACGACCGTGTTCGCCGATACGGTGACCGACGCCAGCCTCGGCGCTGACGTGCCGACGAGCAACACGGCGACGGCGAACCGGGTCGCGCTGTCGTCCATCCCGATCGGCGCGGCCTCCGTGACGCAGCGGAAGGTCTATCGGACCGTGGCCGCCGGATCGCAACTCAAGCTCCTCGCCACGATCGCGGACAACGTGACGAGCACGTACGCGGACAGCACGGCCGATGCGTCCCTCGGCGCCAACGTGCCGGTTAGTGACACCTCGGGGTTGACGCAGCCGCAGGGGAACGTCATCGCGGGATCGACGTCGCTCCAGATCGCGAACATCGGCCCCTTCCCGTCGACGGGGTGGGCGGTCATCGGGAACGGGCAGCAGGTCATCCGCTACACCGGGATCTCGGGCAACGTCCTCACCGGGATCCCCGCCAGTGGGGCCGGGGCGATCGTCGCGACCATCGCCTTCAACTCGACGGGGATCGACCCCGCCCCGCTGACGGGGATTCCCGCGAGCGGGGCGGGGTCGATCCTGTATCCGATCCTCAAGGGCGACGAGGTCAATCTCTTCGTGCAGGTCGACGACCTGGCGGCGCAGACCGACCTCGCGGCGCTGTTGACGACGTCGACGTTCGTGCACGACGGGATCCAGGAGGACACGCTGCAGGACCGGCGCCTCTCCGCGACCGAAGCCCGGGCGCGCGGGACGGCCTGGCTGGCCCTCAAGCGGGAGGTGGAGATCGGGATTCGCTATCGGACCCACGACCTGAACACCCGCGCCGGCTGCGTCCAGGCGGTCAACCTCGGCCCGCCGTTCAACCTCGTGAGCGACTTTCTGATCCAGACGGTCACCGAAGCCGCGTTCCTGCCGGCCCGGATGCCGACGTTCGACGTGACCGCGGCCTCCACGCGGCTGTCGTTTGATGAATTCCTCCGCATGATGAAAAAGGCGGCCTAATGTCAGTCACTTTGGCCCGACCCACCTACACCGACGACGACGGCAGCGGCACGACCGGCTCCGTCGAGAATGCCGCGTTCTTCGTGGACATCTTCGACCGGATCGATGTGGCGCTCGCGCTCCTGGCGCTCGCGACCGTCGCGCCGGCCGTGTCCACGGTCACGACCACCGGGAACATCACGGCCCTGCCGTTGCCCGTCGGCACCGGAGACCTCGTCATCCTGATGAACAACGCGACGATCGCGACGATCCAGGGGATCGCGGCGGGCCTCTCGGGGCAGAAGCTCAAGATCATCAGCTACGGGGCTGGCCAAGTCGACCTCGCGCACCAGAACGGCAGCGCCTCCGCGGCGAACAAGTTGATCAATTGGGCGACGAGCGGGAATACGCCCCTCGCGGCGGGCTCCGGCGTGGCGGAACTCACGTATGACGCGACGGCGACCCGGTGGCGCCTGACGCAGCACGAGCAGGGCGCGTACATCTCCGTGGCCTACGCCTCGGGCAATTTCACCGGCTCCGGCACGATTGTCTGGACCGTGGACGTAGGTGATCAGGTCGTCTTCAAGTACAAGCTGTCGGGGCGCACGCTCCACATCATCCTCTCCCTGCAAACGACGACGGTCTCGGGGACGGGCACGGAATTGCGCATCACCCTGCCCCTCGGCCTCACGGCCGCCGCGGGGGCCCGCAGTCTGATCTCGGTGCTCGATAACAACGTCGCGCACACCGGGATCGTGGATCAGTCCGCCACTACCTATTCGCGCGTCAACACCGACACGTCGTCGGCGACGAACTGGGCGGCCTCGACGAACCAGACGCAGATCATCGGGGACTACCGCGCGGAGGTGACGTAAGCCATGAGCAGCTATCAGACGTTCACGAGCGCGCGGGTGACGGAGCCGGATGGCCCCTCCCTGATCGCGCAGCTCCGGGCGGCGGACGCGACCGTCGGCGTGCAGCATGACCCCGGGTCGTCCACCTACGTGCTCAAGAAGGCGACCGCCTGGGCGGCTGGGGAGATCACCACCGCCCAGACTGTCCTCGACGCGGCGCCGGCCGCGTCCGCGCAGCTCGCGGCGCAGGCCTGGATCGATCAGCTGTCGATCGGGCAGAAAGCCCTGCTCCTTGCGCTGCTCGATCAGATCAACACGTTGCGCACGCAACCGAGTACGACCTTCGCGGCGGTCACGCCGGCACAAGCCCTCGCGGCGGTGCGCACGAAAGCGGGGACGCTGTGACGGAGCTCGTCGGCGAGGGGGTCGTGCAGGCAGACGTCCCGGCGCAA